TTTATTTCAGAACCGATGATACGCAAGCCACCCTAATCCGTAAATATTGCGCGAAAAACAAAATTTCGCTTACTCAATTATTCGATCAACTTTTAACAAATTTTTTTAATCATGCCTGAATCATTTAAAGCCGCCCTACCTTATCCAATCAAGTTTTCAACAAGCGAAAACGATTATGAAGATCAAGACAAATATCCACAAAAAATGTCTTTGTTTATCCCTTCTGAATCTGTTACTGCCTTTTGTGAAGAAGTTATGAAAATGGTTGATACCAAACAAAAGAAAGGTAAAGTTTGGGATTATTCCAAAAAAGAAGAAGTCGAAGTCGATGGTATTTACATCAACGCAAAAGCTAAAGAAGGCAGATATGGAATTTTTGGAAATATAAATCTAAACTTTATTGAGCCTACAGCGGGCGATGATATTCCTTTTTAATTCTTGAATTATTATCACCTTTTTCTTTTTTGAGACTTATTTTAATTAGTTCTGTTTCGAGATCGCCAATCTTTGCAATGCAATTTTTGATGATCTCGTCTTTTTGCCAATTTTGCCGCTGATAATTTACAGCTATATCAAGTAAATATTCAAAGTCAGTTATCTCGGCCAACATCCGCGCCTGAATCTCAAGATAAAGTTGATCTTCAAGCGTTTCTGTTATGGTAAGCCAATCATCCCAAGCCATAGCAAGCTGACCTCCTTATATTGAAAATAGGCTTACTTTTGGGGAATTAGTAAGCCCATTTTTTGCAGAGAAGGCATTGACCACCAGATGCCTTATCCTTAACATATCTTAAAGTTATGTAACAGGCCATAACTTTTCCTTAACCAGCGCGACAATCTCATTATCAATGTCTGTCTCCGTGGAAGCCGCATAGTCCTCAAGCAATCCAACGACAAGAGATTTTACCGCGTTAGATTTGACGAAAAACTTCAGTATTGGCTTGATAAATCGAATCATGTTTTTGTAATATATTCTTCCCAACTGTAGACAAGTTTGCTAGTTTTAGCAAAAAGCCTTAACCATGGAAGAAGAAGAAAAAGAAAGCCGAGACTATTTTGGTCATGGGATCAGACTTTTGATTTTGGTTTGGGCTTTATCAGTGATGACTTTGGGATATATGGAAAAGATCAGGCTAGACACTTTTGCGGCTGGACTTGTTGGGAATATAGCTTCGGCTTATGGAATTTCTATAAAAGGTAAAACTGGCAACGGAAATAAACCAGTTATAGTAGATAATAAGAATAATAAAGTTGGTATCAAATGAAAAAGCTTTTACTACTTGCTGCACTCTGTATTCCATCTGCGGCCTACTGTGACATTCAGAGTACAATCACCTCAAGCGTCAAGCTAGAAAGTCTAAGTGCCGCAACGTCAGCGGATAAATTAGGATCTAGTTACAGCATAAGTGGCACAAATATAACAACGACAAGCGGGGACGCTGCAAGTGTGGGCGGCTTCGGATCTGTCACTAATGGAGTTCCCGCAGTAACCATGCCAAGTGCAACACAAACCACTGCTGGTGAAACTTTCAGCTTCACTCAGTCTTACTTAGAGGGTGATGCCACTGCTGGATCAGCACCAACTGTCGGAACTGTAGGCAACTTCAGTGATTTGACTTCAACTGCCGCTGGTTCAGTAGGAACAGCAGCCGTCACTTTGGATCATCACACAATGAGTCTGACAGGTGGAACAGGAACTGGTGTCGTTCTTACTGGTCAATTCGTAACAGATTTAACTGTTGATTAATGTGGAAATATCTGCCGCTTATATTTTTTATTAGTCCAGCTTATGCTCAAACTGTAGTCCCTAATTTTAATAGTGCTACCTCAACAAGTCGGTCTGTGACTACAAATAATCTGACGGAGCAAATCCGAGAAGTCCGCTATAATTCAGGTTATACCTACAGTGTCACTGGTTCTGGTATCTCATGCGGCAATTGTGATTCAATATCCATGCCAAATGCCACAGTGACAGAAACCATTAATGGAACTACCTACGAATGGACAGGCTTGAATATGGGTCAAAAACCTCAATGGCAGCAAACCACTCAAGGCAACGCTTTTCAATTTTCAGAGTTTTACAAAGGCCCTTCTTTAGAATCAATAATCGACATAACAAGAACAGTTCAGTCAGAAATAGTCACAGACACTACTATTATATTTTCCAACTAATAACCCTTTTTTCTTGTTTACCTAGTTACGCCAACACTTCGACAATAGCTAATCCACAGAGCAATACATCATCTTCAGTATCAAACTTTGCTACTCAGGTGTTAACAGGCCCTATGACAGAGAACAGCTATGGTGCTGGTATTCAATGTTCTGGAGCTACATTATCAATCAGCCCATTTGCAACTACATCAGTCGCAGTAAAGCGGCCTCAAGACTACATTTTCCATACGCCAGTTTATAACGAAGCAACAGATGATAATGGCAACCTAACAAATGCGGGTGAGATTCTCTACTACAGAGAAAACTACAGCGGAAACAAAGATTCTACATCTTTTAATTTTGGGATAGCGGCCACAATATCTGTACCACTTGATAAGCGTTTTCAAACTGCTTGCCTTAAAAGTGCGACCACTCAGGAAAAGATAATGCGGCAACAGTTATCGACAGCCAGATTAAACTACGAATTGGCCAGACTAAAAAATTGTCATGAGCTGAGAGTCAGTGGAGCTGAGTATTCAAAAGACAGTGACTACTATGGGCTATGTTCAGATATAGTAAGTAAACCCAAAATGAACCAAGTTATACCTCATACACACAAAATTGAGCTAAATAAGTAAATTTAGTCCACTCAGAATCGCCTGTAAGGGGCTTGTAGTTTTGCTTGCTTATGTTTGTGCCTTTGATTTGTCCTTAGATTTACTCAAACGCTTGATGGCAGTCTTGATAAGGTTGGTGAGTAGCTTCAAGATGATAGGACTTGCACCCGCAGTAATAGCAATAATTGAAGTGCTGACAAGAACAGGAGAGCTAGGTATCCATTTCTCAACAAAGGTTGAATCTCTGAAGACTTCATAGCATTTACCATTCTTTACTACATGAGAAACAACGACCTGTAACTTAAGGTCATTAGGGTAGCTTCCTACTGGAATGTTATCCTCAGACGGACATTTTATAAAGAACTCTTTATCTTTTTTGACTTTGGGTTTATATTCTGGCGGCTCTGGTATATCTGGTCGAGGTTGTTCTGGTTGTCTAACTGGATCAGTAGGAATAAATTTATCAGGGTGATATTCTAAAGCCTCAAATATCGGATAACTTACAACAGGATAATCAAGCTTTGGTTTATCAATAATATCTAAAGTTGTCGGATATTGTTCCCATGTTCTTGTTTTGGGAATAAATATTTCTTTTATCTTTATCTGTGGTATTTCAATTCTTGGGATTTCCAAGAGAGTTCACCTTTGGTGGTTCTGGTAGCTGTACAGATGGCCCTGTGAAATTTGGTATCTTATCTCCCATCACATCTGGTAGTTTATCCTCCAGACTTCCCATGATTTTATTTTTTAATGTTCTTTCAAACTCTGGGCTTTGCATATAGCGTATTGCTACAAATCCAAAAGCTGCCATTGAAATTGACATCAAAAATGACAAGATGGAAATAATTTTTATAATGCGATCAATCATTTATGTTAAGAGAAATACTAATTAAGTTGGCTGCCCCTTTGTCCTTGATGACTTTGGCTTTGATTCTGGGACTTGCCCCATTATATTTGATTGCTGGCCTAATGACTCGTTCTTTTTCAACAACAACTCCCCAAACTGAATACCGCCCTGCAAAGCGTTAATATTTATATTTGCTGCGTCTAATTCTTTTTGTGCATTATCTCTGGTCTGAACTTGCCTGACAAGCTCTTCTTTCCATTCTGCAATTTGTTTTTGTGTAATTTCTTGCATAGTTTTATCTAAACTATAGACCAAACAGCACCAGATGGCACTGTCACAGTTACACCATTTGCAACTGTAGGATCAACAGATATTGCATTGTATCCAGTAGATAAGGTATGGTCAGAGCCTATTTCTGCTTTCATTTCCATAATTCCATTACTGCCTAATACTTTTGGTGATGTTATTGAGGTGCTATCAGTTGTCCCGCCAGCCACTTCCAAAGCTGTTCCATTTATTAGTTTTAAAGCTGTACTTGTAAATCTTCCACAAATATTATTAGAACCAGCTTTTCTTAATGCAAATTCAAATAAACCATCTTCTGTAGTAGAACTCGCATCATCTATTTTTGCTGTCATCTTCGCATATACTTCCTTACTGCCGTCATCACTTTCGCCAGTAAATTTAAGCTGACCTAAATAATCTGCATCTGCTGGTGATGCACTATTTCTATAAAGTTCAATTATTGGAGAAGC